AATAATGGAAAAGTGGATGTTTCTTTCTAATTCCTTTGCTGTACCAAATATTAGCGGTGAAATGAGATTAGTATTTAAAGCAAACTTCCTTGGAGGATACTCTGATTCTGAAGAAAACACAGTTTTAGTAAATGGCTTAACCCTTGGGCAATGGTCAGAAGAATTTGCATCAACATCTTTAGGAATTACTCCAGTGCAAATACCGACTGGAATATTTAGTGAAACTGAGTATGGATATCCAGCAAGATCATATGGGTTAGAGGAAAACACTGGGTACTATCTTATTAAGAAAAATTCTCTTGTTGCTAAAAATGTTGGAGCACCAATGGTTTACGGTACCGCAAACTGCACAGTCATAACTCCAAACGACGGTAAGCCATCTCTAATTGTTCCCTCTGAAGGATTTTTAAATGATAATGGAAAGTATAGAACATATACAGTTGAGATGTGGCTAAGAATAAATTGTAATGCCACAGAACCTAAAAAAATATTTGGAAGTTTAGTAAACGACAGTGGCTTGTATGTAGATGGTCCATTTTTAGTTTTAAAGATAGGAAGCAAGTCGGCGTCACATTACATCGGGGAATGGACAAGACCAATGCTTGTTCATATTTTATATTTAGATAACTCTTCAAAACTTTATATAAACGGAGAAGAGGTATTATCTTTATCATATAAAACTGCTGATTTAGAGTTTAATTCTACAAAAGAATGGCTTGGTTTTTGGTCATATGAAGACGTATCACCAATAGAGGTAGACTGTGTAGGAATATACCCATATAAAGTTTCTAACATTGTAGCCAAAAGAAGACTCGTTTTTGGCCAGGGTGTTCAGGCACCAGATAATATAAATACAGCATACAGTGGGCAGTCTTTGCTTATTGATTATGCATTTGCTGATTATTCAAATAACTACTCTTATCCAGATATAGGAAATTGGAATCAAGGGATAAATGATAATTTAAATTCTGAAAATAATATGCTTTCTACGCCAGACTACAGTCTTCCAGAATTTTTAATTAATTATCAAGGAGTAAACAGCAGTTCATATTACAACGACTGGCTATCTATAAACTCTGAGTTGCCTTCTGAATTAGGAGATGAATATTTTAAGGTAAGACCAAACTCTGACTATTGTGCCCAACTATACTTTAATAATTTAAATTTCTTAGCACAAGAGGTTAAAAGTATCTACGGTGTTTTTAAGAAAACTGGATCTCCAAGATATATTAATGGTGTTGAGCAGCCTATGACTTTGTTTAAGGTTATAGACCCTAATCAAAATTACTTCCATATATATCTTTATCAAGATGCAAAAAAGATTACATATGTTGTAAAGTTTGGAGATAATCCACCTACAGAAATTGAGCATGAAAATATAGAAGTAATAACTGGCGAAAAGTTCTATGCTGGTTTTCATATTGAAAATTTAATTAGATGGTATGGAGGAGAAGTAGCAGCGATACTTGGCAATATTTCACAGTGCAAACTTTATATTGGAAATGATGAAAATTTTGCTTCTTGGTTTGATGGAAATATTTATAAAGTTGGACTTTCAAATGCTAGAAATCATTCTTTAATTGCACCAGCATTTGGGGCAGATGGACTTCCATCAGATTATGACACAATTGAAGACTACATACACTCTATTACTTTAGATGGAGGATTGTACAATCAGCAACTCTGGGATTATATTGCTAATGGTGGAACTGCTGGATTAATGCTTTTTGATAAAATATTAGATCATACTGCTAGTTATACATTAGTTGCATCAAGATATTTTGATGAATATCAACTTGATATAGATACAGTTGGGTATTGGGAAGATTATCAGCCATTAACATATTATGCACAATTTGTTGATGATTCAGAAGGAGACAGAGTATACGATCTAGACTTCTTACAGTTTAATATAAACTATCCAGCGCCATCTAAGTTTTTTGAAATAGAAACAGATCCAACCGAATGGAGTTATGCAGAACTTTATAATAAGTTTAATTATCCTAAAAAGAGAACATACGATTCTTTAGATAATTTTTTGTTTACTGGATATCGAGATTATGAAGATTTACAATATAATGTAACTAGAACCTATAAGTATGATACTAGCGAATCTCTCGTAAGATCTTTTGTAAGTTTCCAATATACTCAAGCAGGAGCAACTCAAAGTAGTTCTTTCTTTACACATATTGAACCAGCAGCAAAAGAAGGAACTGTAGAGCCAGGCAGCAATTGGATAAGCAGTAAGTACGAAGTCATAGATAATATGATTATTTATCCTCCGTCTAATGTAGATTTCAATGAACTTTCTTTGGTAACTCACCTAGAGTTTAAAGTAAAAAATATTTTAAGAAACAAAGTTAAACTTAAGAAACTAGAATATTGCTCTCAGGCTTTTAATAATAATAGCAATCCAATAGGGACAAGTCCTTATGTAAAAATGTATCCGTATAAAAAGTCTGGAATTTACTATAACTACAAAGGAAAAAATCCTTACAGTATTTATAAAAATACATCGCCATACTTATATATGACAAGAACAAGCGGTATTCAGGTTAGAGGTAAACAAGATCCTTTAATCAACAGAGGTTTACTCATTCCAATAAATGAAAATCAAACTTCTGACTTTGATAAGATTATGGCTATGCAACTTGCAGTTAGATTTGATGAAGACTACTTCCCATATGCGCCACAACAGATATTTGAAATTGAAGCAAAAAACTCATACATTAGATTTTACATAGTTGCCAATGATCAAACTGGACAAAGAGGAAAGATCTACGGAGTTAATGCATTAACTGGAAGAATAGAAAATGGAATAGCATTTTATCTAAATGGTAAGATTGTTAAAGATCCAGTCCTAACCATTAAGCAGTGGGCGTTTCTTGGTATTTCCTTTTCTAATCTTCTTGATATTTCTGGAGTGTTTGGATCTATAAAATTAAACGGACCATTATTATTTAATAATATATCTTATTATCAATCTACCAACCTGCAAGAAGTTCAAAAGGTTTCTAAGCGACCTTGGTTCCAAGTAAAGAGATCTGGCCCTCTAACTCTAGACTGGGAGTATTGGGTACCAGAGTTTTTCCTATGGAACGGTGTTCTGGTACAGTCTTCAATCAGTTATTATGGGGTAGATCCCGAAGACGTCTATAAGAGTTACGTAGGAACAAATAAAATAATAACTGGCACAGACAAGGTTTTTGGTATTGGTGAATGCGAGTACAATATATATCAAAACGTTTTGTGGCAACAGTCTACGTCATCTGCAGTATGATATGGTATACTGGTGGTTATGAAACACAAAGATCAGCCACTTTTTGACAAAAAAGGCAAGCCAAGAATGCCTGGCCAGATAGGCGAAACCAAAGTTACACTAATCGATAAGCAGTATGATTGGGGTATTTATGTTTGGAAAAAGTCTAACGGTAAGTGGTTTACTGATGGAAACGGAAATATATTAAACATTCCATCAATGAAGGGTGATCTTGCAAGAATTGCAGAATTAAAACAAGCAGCAGCATATTATGGAGAGCCAGACGGGGAGCCATATTTTTTTGCGGGTATGGGAAGAGTTACTGATGAAGAATACAGCGAACAAGTAGATAGAATGAAGGCTGGATTAATTCCTAACCTAAATGACCTTGGAGCAGTACAGGCAGCAAAAGATACTATTGCAAAGTATGGAGACGAAGAATAATGTCAGAAGATCAAGAGTATATTCTTAGAGCAAGTATTGATAATCTTATAGAGCCAACTGACTCTTTTAAAACATCAGATCCATTCAACAAGACATGGACAGAACTAAAGTCATATTCTGGTTTGGACAATAACTTTAAAAGAAGAACATCACGTTTTATGGAAAAGTCAGCAAACGCTCCAGGACAAGGTTATATTGATAGCGCAAGAGCAGAGCAACACGGACTTGGAGACGCAAAGTCAAAAGAGATTAATCCTGGAACAGTATACAGAAATGGCTATGGTTTATTTGATGTAATTACCCCACCTTGGAATGTTTATGAACTTGCAAATTATTATGATACATCATTTGCTAACCATGCTGCGATTGATGCCAAAGTAGAAAACATTGTTGGATTAGGTTATGACTTTGAAGTTGCACCAAGTACAATGCTTCGTTTAGAGTCAAATAAAGATACAGAACAAGTAGCAAGAGCAAGAAATAGAATTGAACGTGCAAAGATTGAAATGCACGAATGGCTAGAATCATTAAACGATGATGATTCTTTTACAACAACAATGATGAAGGTTTACACAGATGTGCAAGCAATCGGAAACGGGTATCTTGAAATTGGAAGAACCACTCGTGGAGAGATTGGATATGTAGGTCATATACCAGCAACTACAATGCGTGTTCGTAGATTGAAAGATGGCTATGTTCAGATAATCGGAAATAAGGTTGTCTATTTTAGAAATTTTGGTGCAAAAAATCCGAATCCAGTTGCGTCGGATCCAAGACCAAATGAAATAATACACTTTAAACAGTACTCGCCTTTAAATACTTTTTATGGTGTACCAGATATAATGTCGGCAATAAACTCGCTCCATGGAGACCAGTTAGCGTCACAATATAACATCGACTACTTTAGCAATAAGGCTGTCCCTCGTTATGTTGTGACCCTAAAGGGTGCTCGACTTTC